GTTGTATCTTTGTAATTGAGTTACAATACTTTCTTTTGTAGTATCTGTTAAAGTAGAACCTGACGCTGCTTTAATTGCAATCTTAACAACACCATAAACAGGTGTTTCGTCATCTTCGCCACCCCACGCTGAAACTGATTGTGCGTTTGGATATAATTCTTGTACAAGTGTTTCGTAATCACTTGTTGTAACTGCTCTATCTTGTCTTGCGTATTGTAATGGTGCGTTGTATCGTATTGACTCTTTTGATTGAGCCTCTGCGCCACCTTGAGCACTTGAAACTGTTGTTATTGTAACATCTGTAAAACCACCAACACTTCCTGACAATGTAAATGTAGAAGCACCGTTTGCTTCTGTTTTATTTGAAACAACATATTCTAAAATTACAATATTACCATCTGATAAAGATTGACCAATTGTACCATCTCCAAAATAAGCTTCAAACTTACCATCTTCACCTTCTTGTAAAAAATAAACTTTTGATGTATTATCTAATGATGTGATACCTGATGCCTTTGTCCAAGTCGCTGTTGTTGTATCAGAAACTGAATTTTGTATTTGAACTCTTAATGTAGATGTGTCAGCATTTACACTTGGAATAATAAATCTCTGGTCTGGATCAGAACTATCTACTGTATATTTAAATGTAACTAAAGTACCTTCGTAAATTGGAATACTTGAAAATCTATAAACACCTGAACTTGGTGTAATTGTGTGAGCAGCATTTGTAACAAACTGATAAGATGTTCCATCTACTGAAGTTGTAAAAGTTGTACCTTTCGCCATAGTGATAGAAGTACCACTTGCGTTGTTTACTAAAATGTCAATTGATGCTGTTGGTGCTTTAGGTGATGTTGGTGTGTAACCTAACATCTTTGCTAATGATACAATATTTTTTCTGATGTCAGCACTATCAAGGTACATTTCATTTGCCAACATATTGGCATTGAAACCTAGGTAGTGTGTATTGTAAGCAAGAACATCTAAAAGAACAGCGAAACCAGAACCTTCAAAATCGTAATCTTGGAACTCTGATTGATTTTGTAAAAATGTTTTTAGATTACTTTTTATATTATCAAAATCTAATTCTGAAACTTCTAATTTATTACTTGCCATCTTATCTTAATCTTTCTAAAAATGTTTCTACTGTAACTGGATTAGAAACACCAACTACATAAAAACTAATTTGAACTGCATATCTATTTCTATCAATATCTGGTCTTGCTAAAATCTGTACTAGTTTAATTCTTGGTTCAAAGTTATTTAAAACTTCTTCTATCTTTCTTTGTAAGTTTAGAGCAGTCAATGGTGTAACTGGTTCAAATAATAGTGCTCTTACATTACCACCAATCTCTGGATGGAACGGTCTTTCAAAGTGATTAGTTTGAATTAAGTTTCTAACACTTCTTTTAACTGCCTCAACGTCAGTCAATTTGTTTACATCATTTGTTACAGTGTTTCTACCAAAATCTAAATCTAAATCTTTGTAGATTCGATTTGATCTTTTACTATTGTTAGATACGTTTTCTACACTATAACTAGGCATAACAATATTTATACACTAACCACAAAAGATATTTGAAGAACCACTTATCATATTACCACTATCTGCGCTATCACCAATTCTTGCCACAAATGCGCCAGCAACTCTTACAGTTGATGAACCTACATTGACATTTGCCACGTGTGGTGGACAAACAGGCGCTGGTGGATTAGAATGTGATACAGTCGGATCACCAACTCTTGCGATTAATATACCATTTGCTCTAACTGTCGATTGTGTGGGTGTATCTAAAGTCGTTACACTTGTACAAACGTGTCCAGTGGTTAAACTATCACCTTTTCGACAGATTGCGGGCATGTATTATCCTTGTTTGTTGTAAATCTTAAATGATCTTTTCTTATGTTTATTCATAGAACTTCTTTTTACTTTTTTACTATTGCCTTGAGAAGTCTTTTTGGGTATTCTTTCGTGTTTTACGAAATTCTTTGCTAATTTTGCCATTATTTACCTAATTTCTTTTTTCTTCCAATAGGTAATTGAATTGAACTAACAATTTTTTTACCTTTTTTACTAATATATTCAAATCCGATCAATTGATTTTTAAAATTCTCTTGTACTGACTTGATTGCCTTCTTTAAACTTGTATTTTCTTTTTTTTCTTCTTGTCCTTTATCGTTCCAGAACAGAAATTCACGCATTTTTGCCATTTTTTAAGCTCCATTAAATGATTCATAATCGCCAGCGTCATATTTTACTTCGTCAGGATCAAAATCTTCATTTTTTTCGTGTCTACAGAAACTGCAACACTCAATTTTGTATTTTTCACCAAACTCATTGACTAATTCTTGCTCGCATTTGTTACCACAGTGGCAATCGTGTCCGCAATTTTGACAATATTTCATTATTTTTCCTTTTTTTCTAATATTTATCTTAAAAATTACAACTTGCTGTCGCCGTTGTTGTTCCATTTTTAATCGAATCAACTATTTTTTCTTCAGTATTCATTTTTTTATCACTTGATTCGGTTTTTTCACTTGTTTTTACTTCAATTTTTGGGAAAATTTTACAATTTTCAAGTTTTTTTACACAACCAGAACAAAACGTGAACAAAAAAAGTAAAAAAGTGAGTAAAAATAAGGGTTTTTTATGCATATTTTTTTGGTTTAACCTATTGACAATCGTATTTATTCCTGATATTATAATCGTATATGAAAAACAAAGGAGTAAACATTATGAACAACAATATCGGAAACGAAATGAAAAACTTTAACAATCATTTATTTAGTATGAGTGTTGATGAGTTAAACACTACTAAAGATTTAATTAATGATTTGATTAAAAGTAAAATTAAATCTGTACTTAAAGTAGGTATGAAAGTAAATGTAGTACAAAAAACTAAAAAGACCCCAGGTGTGATTACTAAAATTATGCAATCAAAATGTTTAGTTGATTTGTCTGGTAGAATTTACAGAGTACCAATGTCAATGTTGGAGGCTGCGTAATGAAAAAATTTAGAGAAAATATGTCAGTGTTATTTGGAGTAATCTTTATAATGAGTATGTTTATGGCCACGGGTGCGATTGAATCTAATCAATGGTTACTTGGTGGTACATTGGCGATGACTGGTATCTTTACTGGTATCTTAACTGTAATCTTACAATCAAAGGAGGACTAAACTATGACAATGAAAAATCTAAATCTTGCAATTGTTAGAAATATAGCCTATAATCAAATAGGAAAAATAAACAAAAATATAAAAGAAGTTATTGAAGTTGATAATACTCTTTTAGATATGATTGATATTAATATGAAAAATGCTATTAATAAAATTATTAACAATTATAAAGTATACCAACAAACTGGTGTAATAAAAATTAAATAAGGAGTAACTATGATTAAAGTAGAACAAAAAGCAGATAACTTAAAAGACGGTATAACTAATATGATGTTAGGTGCGAAAAAAGATTATGAGCAAATGTCAACTAGTTACGGTAAAAAAGAATTAACTGGTTATTCTTTAGAACAAGTTGAACAATGGGATAGTAATACTAAAGTAAATTTTGGTAAAAAGTATATTAAGATTGTTCAAGGTAATAGTGTCTTTGCTTTTGTAATGAAAGAAGACTCTGGTAGATTTAAAAAAGGTGATATACTAAAAGCCGCTGGTTATAATAAACCTGCATTAAACTCTCCAAGAGGAAATGTTTTAACTGGTAATTATGCAATACAATGGACAGGACCATTATACTTAAAATAGGAGGACAATATGAACAATAAGTTATCAAACGCAATCAAAATTTTCTGTGACGCAACTGGATTTATCCACAACGCAGAAATAGTACACGGATCATTATTTTGTAAATTAAATTCTATGACAGATTTTAGTTATACTAAAAATGCACTAAAAGGTTTCTTCAAGTTTTATAATGGTGACAATGTTACTGTAAAAGGTTATAAACTTGATGGCGATAATTATTCATTTGATTTTATATAATGGCGAAGTATCAAATATTAAAAAATAAAAAAGTTATAAAGGAGTTTGACAATGCTATGGACACTGCACTATTCGCTTGTAATAATGAGTATGGTCCTGATATGGACATCTATACTGATGATAAACAAGCGTCAGAAACTTGGACACATTTTGAATACAAGGAAAAGTTATAATGGACAAATATCTTAAATGGATAGCGACAGGATTTCTAATGATCGGTGCCGCATTAAATTCACTTAACATTTATCCTTGGGGTCCTATCGCTAATTTGTTTGGTGGTATGACTTGGTTAATCGTTTCTATTATGTGGCGTGAAGCCGCACTCATTACAACCAATATTGTTTTAGCGACAATTACATTTATTGGTTTAGTTTATACTTACACTCATTAAAACGCAATCGTAGTTTAACGGTAAAACGTCTGCCTGTGGCGCAGAAGTTGATTGTTCGATTCAATCCGATTGTACCAAAATTTTTAGATTAAGTGAGAGGTGAGTTATATGTGGAGGAACTCACCTCTCTATGATAGACCGAAGTCTATCGTGGTGTGGTATGATTATTTATACAAGTTTTTGGTCGCCTACCAATTATTATTTGACTTTGGTGAATAGTGACCTAATATCTTGTCTTTGTTTGGTCCGTGTTTAACTACATAGCCAGATGTTCCACCAGCATTGATGTCAACTTCTTTTCTAGCACTAAACAAGACTTTTACTTTTTTTTCTTGGTCTTTTGCTTTACTATATTTTTCAAGCACTCTAGTATGTCTATCCATTTACACCCTCCTTTTTAAAGTTAGGTGCGTTCCTTCAGCTTTCGCTTACTTCCGACTCATATGAGTTGAACGGTATATTATTATTTATAACAGATATGTGTCTAAAACATATCTAGTATGAATATAACACATATCTGTATAAATGTCAAGTCTATTTAACTTGCGTGATAGCCTCTTGTGGATTAGCAAGTGGTACTAAACCTAAATCAGTTAAGTAACCTCTATTACTAATTGCTCTTTTGGAAGTAAACTCTTTAATGTATTCATCAATACCAGGTATGACACCTTTGTGTTGATTTTTTACATAAAAGTATAATGGTCGACTTATTGGATAAGAACCATCTTGTATTGTTTCTTTTGATATTGTTTTACCATTGATAGTAACTGCTCTTAATTTGTCTTTGTTTGCATCATAGTAAGAGAAACCTAATATACCAAAGTTATTAGGATCAGCAACAATTTTATTGATAATCAAAGTGTCGTTTTCACCTGCCTCAATAGCGGCACCATCTTCTCTTAATAAAGTACAATCTTTTTTGTTTGCTTCTTTAACTTCTTTAGCACAGCCTTTAGCCATAACTAATTCATTAAACGCATCCCTTGTACC